TATCTACTATTGCAGCAATTTCTGTAGAATCAATACTTCCGTTCTCATGGTCAACTGTAGTAAATAAATTTACTCCTTCTATGTAACCGATTGATTTATAAAAATCTCGTTTCTTTTCCCATGATTCCTTATAGGCGGGATTATCTAACATTCCTAAATGTTCCCAAAGAATGGTATCTCCAGATGCATCTTCAAAAGTAAAATCAGGAATACATCGGCGGCCGTTATCTTCTATCATTCTTTCATATTCAAAGTCAATACCTCGTTCATATAGTATATTAGCAATAATTACTTCAGACTTGCTACGTACGATTAAACCTGGCTTTAAGGTTGTGTGAATCAATCCTTCCACATATGGAATGTTTGAAATATCTTCACGAACAGATGTAGAAAAAAGATTTGTATTTCGCTTAGCTAGAACTGACATCTGAGGTTTAGTATTATAAAGAGAAAAACGAAAAATCAAGGGTAAAAATGTAATACATTGATATACAAATAATAATGGAAGATGTGAGAAAAAACGAAAAATCACAATGCTTCGCATTTGGTTCGCATTTAAACGTAAATTGTAGGAGGAAAATGGGAAATTTGTTCACGTTGGGGATAGTGATATTGCCATTGTGTTTTTTTTGAAGTTATTTTGGGCACAATTTAGGTGCTGCGAGGCGTTTTGGGGTTAGTACAATGGTTTGAATGCAGACATCAGAAGGAGGCTTTAAACGGCCTCCTTCTGATGTCTGATGGCAGGTGTTTGGTGGATGAAAGAAAAAATATTTTATTCAAAAACTTCCAAATAATAATTATTTGGTATATTTGTAGCATAAAACATTCTAAATAAGACATGACGAAAGTTATACATGTACATCTGATATTTGAGAAGAAGAACTACTATTTCGGGTCTATTTCAGCGATCTTCGACATCCTCACAGAGGAGGAAATAGGGATCACAAAGAGTAGCCTTTTACATGCCGGAATGACGGATGGCAGCTGTAAAGTGACCAAACGGGCTATGATCATACAATCGCACCTGATTAGGGGTGGCAAATAGTTGAAATGCAATAGTTTAAATATATAATCCAGTTTCAATCCGTTTTGGGGCGGTGTTTCGGCTTTTTTAGCTGGAATGCTGCCTTTTTTTATCTCCAACCTATACATTTCGTTTTTTGGCGTTTTTGGGGTTGGGGATAGTGTTGGAGATAGTGTTGGGGATAGTATTTTCGTAAAAAACGAGCCGTTCGGATGGGGGTTATTGGGTTAAATTCAGTTAAAACAATAGGGTTTAGATATGATTAGAGGGGGGCTATTTCCATAGTTTTGCGGGGCTGGAATGGTTGTTGTAATTATATTTAATTGAAATACAATTTGTTATGGTATTTTTTATTAGGTTTAGGTATAGATAATGCCGGGGAAATGGCTAAATTTGCAAAAAAAGGAGGTGTTTTATGATCATAAGTTGCCTTATATCAAAAATAAAAGAATGGAAAGAAAAGCGCCTTAGAAAGAAAATCATTCTAAGGCTACTTGTGAACCGCAACCATAATCCGGACGGCAATCGAACCGCATTTGAGGCTGATAATATTATCCGTTATATCAAATCCGGTTTGCCCTATTCCGTGGAATAATAACTGGAGGTGTTACCCCATGATCTCCCAATCTTCATAGCCTTGGGCTTTTAGCTCTTTGATTCGTTCTTGATGCTTGATGGCCTCCCCGAAATCCTGAAAGAAAGGGGTTCCACGGTATTCGTCATACAACTTTTGTTTCTGCTCACGTGTCAGTTCCGGTTCGTCTGGATGTTTTTCTTTCCAATAATACTCATAAAAGTAAATCGGATTGAACCGCAGGCGGCGGAACTCTTTCTCAAACTCGGATATCTCGTTTAAATCAACTGTTCTCATATCAATTATTATTGTTTAAAGCCTTTTGAAATCTTACTTCCTGATTTGTATCGCCCCGTTGCTATACTCTTTCGTCACGCAGCCCAACACAAGATAGATATACCGGATCGCATCTTTGGGAATAGAAAATGGCGCATGAATTTGACGACCATCCGGATAAGTTTCCCGATTGGTACTATAAGCCATAAAGTGGTCTCCGTCGTCTTGAAGTTGTTTTGTTACTCTATATTCAGAGGTCTCTATCACGTAGTTACGCCCATTCATTATTAATCGTTGGTCATCTACCCGCCTCAGAGCAAGGATAGAACCACTGGAGTACTCCACCATGCTATCGCCATAATGTCGGATGGCGGCAGTCGCCTCCGGGAACCAGTCACCGGCATCGATCCACTCGGATGGAGAGTTGGGGTCAGTGTTCGCAACACGGTCGTTCAATCCACCGATGGTGGAAACATCGTCATAAAACGGAATCAAGTTCTTTTTGGTCGGTAAAACCTCTTCCTGTTCGCCCCTGGGCGACCTCCCTTCGCTTTTCAGCATAGAGCCGCGACCGGTAATCAACCAATCGGTGTTGATTTCAAACTTATTTGAAATATCGTATATAATATCATAAGAAGGTTTAGCACCTCCGTCTCTGAATAGACGAGAAATCTTTTCTGAACTTTTATAACCAAGTTCTTTTGAAAGAGTTAAGCTATTTATTGAATAATAAGACATTAACTCTTTAATCCGAGAAACAACATCATTGCTCATAAAATGTAATTTCAAATTAGTTTGTAATTTCTTCTCGAAAATCTTGGCTTATTTCAAAGAAGTTTGTAATATTGCACCATCGTTACCAATGTAACGGGCGCTGTAAAGATAAACATTAATCATTAAATATTGAATATGGCAAAGATTTTAGCAGACACAGAAATCAGGAAAAAGCTGGAAGCGATCTTCCAGTGCAGTCGTAAAACGGTCAGCGAAGCGTTGAACTGCCGGTCCGACTCAGAACTATCGAATAAGATCCGCGCGATGGCGATCAAGTTGGGCGGGTCTGTAAAGAAAGAGGAACATGTAACAATCATTTAATCACCATTTAAAACAAATCCAAAATGGAAACAAATCTGAATTTATTCTACAACGAGGAAGCGAATGTGACGATTCGCACGCAGCAAGTAAACGATGAGCCTTGGTTTGTTGCTAAAGATGTAGTAGCTGCGCTGGGTATTGGATGGAATGGAACAACACTGGCCTCTATTCCTGACGAATGGAAAGGGATGCGGACTTTCCGCACCCCTTCTTCCGGAACTCGTGGCGGTGGTGAACAGATGCTAACGGTTATCAACGAAGCCGCCCTCTACAAATTGGCGTTCCGTAGTAACAAGCCGCAGGCGGATGCCTTCGTCAACTGGGTGGCAGGTGTTGTCCTTCCCCAAATCCGCCAAACCGGCCAGTACCGAATCAAGAGCGAAGCGGAGTGCATACGGGAGCAGCAACAACGCAAACGCCTGCCCCTTCCGAAGTACCGTCCGTTCTTCGAGGAATGGAAGCAACGAGTGAAGCCCTATATCAGTCGGAACGAGTTGGCAGAGGTGGCAGAAGGTATAGGTGTTAGTTATCCACACGTGCGCAAGGTCTATGCCGGTACATCTGTCAGTTCGAAGATCGTGTGCGAAATCACTATCCAGGCAAAGTTGAACCGCCGACACAACGTACGCTATCCGGAACCGAAGCCGACATGCGAGCAGATGTGTATTGAGTGGGATGAAGAGAATATAGAAGAATAAACTTAAAATCGGATCGAAACATGGAAACAAAACATCTATTATACATCACAGAGGTACAAGGAACAGACGAACAAAACGCCAGCGAGGTGGCAAGAGTGTTTCGCAGGAAACGCCTCAAGACGTTAGCCGACAAGCCCCTTGACGACATCCTCTATACGCAAACGGAGAAGATGTCCGACTCAGTCTATCGATTCTACACCTACGATTTCTATGTTGTCGAAAAGCTCAGCATCCTGCAGCGCCTTCACCACTACATCCGCAAAGGCTACACAGCAGCACTTCGTTATGTAGGCGTTAAGCCCCCGGTCGTTATAATCAAACTGAACCCGAGCTTTTCGACGATGGACAGGGCAACACAGTGAACGGACAATAGGCTTTGCCTTTTCGATGGCATACCAAAGGGAAACTTCGGGGTCAGAGAAATAATCTTCGTAATTCATAATCGCATAAGTTTTATAAAGACTACCTAAAGATAGGCATAATTCGGAGAAATCTTAATCGCAATTGATATATAAAGACTGCTAACCCTTACACCCGGCTAAGAGAGCCAACGACTCGCAACGAGCGGAGCGAGACCGCAGCCGGGACAGATTGAAAATTCTAAACAGACAAAAAGATGGAAACAAAGACAAAGAGAATCGATTACAAAGCACTATGTGAAGCTCCATTTGATATGGACTCCGTGTATGAAGTGAATTTCCGTATGCTGGTTTATTCCGGGCGGAAAGAGGAAGAGCGCCCCGTATTCCGTGTAGTGATCGCAAAGGGCGAATGCAAGGTCGTAATCGGGCAGCCCGGAAAGGAATTTTGGGGGATCATCGGTTTGGATCCGACGACAGGCGAAACGCAATGGTACAACTACAACAACTGCGTCAGCTTGGAGAACTGGGCGGTGTTAGACCGGCTGCTGAAGACACGCTTCGGCTGGATGGAACTGACTGATCCCGCTCTCGTGATTGAAACCAAGATGCTGGCAAAGGCACAACTGGGCAATTGACAATGGAGAATTATGAAGGCGAAGGTGATACTTTACGGATGGGCATTGAGTTGGCTGTCCCTGTTTGCCGGAATCGGAACGATGGAACACGGCAGCATGCTGGCGGGAAGTCTGCTCTGTTCGGTCTGGTTCTTCTTCAGCTACATGCTGATCGGTAACGAAGCGGCTTGCTTATGCGAGTTGGACCGCTTCGAAGAATGGATGGTTCGGCTGCTTGGTGGCAGCGACAAGGATAAACAATCGGTTTAGGTCTCAATTAAGATTGGTTTTGGTTTAGCATCGGTACGTGGCCCGCGGTACGAGGGTGGTATCCCGGATAGTTCAGTCAGGCAGAACAATCGGAACTGGTAATTCAGGCGATATGGTCAGCGGTTCGAATCCGCTTCCGGGAACAATGATAAATTTCTAAAAACGGAACGATATGGAATTCTACAAGAATCAACTGTGCATATCATACACTGAGCTGACGGCAGGCGATCCGTTGGCGGTTGATCCGCTGAAACGGCCGATCCTGTCGGAGTCCAACTTCAAATATTACAAGAAGACGGGCAAACTGCAGGTGCTGAACCGTGCCTGTTACGGTACGCCCGCTTTGGTTCTTTATGCCTCCTTGCCCGACAGCGTCAAGCAGGAGGTAGAAGCCCGCAAGGGGGAAACTTTCGAAACCGAACCAAAACGCTATGTGCTGAAAGAGATGATCCGACGCGACCCAATGGCAGAGCAGTTCTTCCGAGGCTGGACTTTCGAGGGGCGTCCGCACGACCACCTGAAGCCGGAATATGTCGAGTTGTACGTTGCCAACGCTTCGGTTTTGAACGCCGTCTTGGAGCTGACGGGCAACCGTTCGCTCTTCATCAAGCAATACGGCAAACCCTACAACCGCGTCTGGCCGGAGACCAGCCGTGAGCTGAACGAGATACAGGATGTCGTCGGCTGCCGCCTGCCCAAGAACCACCTTGCCTTGAAACGGGTTGCCCTGAAGTACAGCGAGGAGGGTTACGAGAGTCTGATCAGCGGCAAGATGAAGAACAACAACGCCCGCAAGAACAAAGAGAGCCGCCAGGAGGCACTGATCGTCGAACTGATCGGTGACGGACGCAACATCGACAACGAGACGGTGGCACGGCTCTACAATGCCGTTGCCGGCCGTATGAACTGGAAACCCATCACCGGTGCAACTGTTGCCAACTACCGCAAGGAACATCCCGAATGTTATGCCGGACGCTACGGAAAGAGTGCACTTGCCAACAACAAGCTGATGCAGGTGACACGTATGGCCCCCACTGCGCCGATGTACTTCTGGTGTGTCGACGGATGGGATACGGAACTGTTCTACCAGGCACGTGCCACTGACAGTCGTGGCCGAAGCGTTACAACCTACCATCATCGTCCCACAGTCGTTGCCATTGTCGATCCTTTCAACAAATACATCATCGGTTATGCCATCGGTCGCCACGAGTCGGCCGCACTGATCCGCCAGGCTTTCCGCAACGCCTTCGAGCATGTGAAGGAGTTGTTCGGATCTTATTTCAAGCCCTGGCAAGTGCAGACCGACAATTACGGCCGGGGCCATCTGAAGTGTTTCTACGAAGCGGTCGGCCACTGGTACACTCCGGCAGCTGTAAAAAACGCAAAGTCGAAGATCATCGAACCTTTCTTCAACCAGTTCAACCGGCAATGGCTGCGCCTTTTGCCCAACAGCAGCGGCCACGGCGTGAAGAGCCGCCAAAAGCTGCAAGTGTCCGATGACTGGATCGAGACTCACAAACGTGACTTCCCCGATTTCGAAGGATGCTGCCGGCAGTTGGTAAAGATGATCGATTTCGACCGCGCCACCAAGCGCGAGGAATACATCAACCGGTGGATCGATCTTCCCGAAACCGATCGCCAGCTGTTTGCCCCTGAAGACTTCCTGTTGGCTTTTGGCGAGACAGCTGCTCCGCGCCCGCTTAGGGGTGATGGCGTGCATCTGCAGGTGGGCGGTCATCGTTTCCAGTATGAATGTTTCGACAAGGAGTTCCGCAGTTATGGGCACACGACTTTCTTCCTCAAATACGATCCCTCCGACATGGACCGGGTGATCGCTGTCGAGAATATCGGTACGCAGAAAGAACCGAAAGAGGGAGGCGTGAGGTTCGTCCTCGAACGCAAGTACGAACAGCCTATGGCACTGAAAGATCGTGAGGAGGGTGATGCCGAACAGCTGCACCGGGTGTTCAACTTCAACAAGGAGTATGTGGATGACATCGTTCTGAAACGTGCCCGTAGCGGCGAGATCGTCCGCGAGCTGTTTGAAGAGAACGAGGACCTGTCGAATACCCTCACTGCTCACGTGATCACCGACTCGCTGGGCCGACATAAGGATGTACGCAACGAAGTAGCCGGGCGTAAGGAACCGATCGTCCTACCGAAAGTTCCAAAGCAGGAAGAGATCATAAACGAAGAGGACGATTTCACTTTCAGTGATGATTACAGCGACTTTTTAAATGATTTTTAAACGATATAAAAAAACAGACACGATATGAACAGAAACGGATTATTGAAACACGTAGGTGACTGGATCACCCGGCTTGGATCACAGAGTAAGGTTGCAGAGAAATGTGGTATATCAGGTACCGCCCTTAGCCAATGGATGAACGGGAAGTACGGCGCGAACAGCGCCGAGCTGGAAAAACGCATCGCCTCCACTTTAGGCTATCAGGAAGACGGCTGGCAGGTGGTGACCACCATCCAGAACTACCGTAAGATCGAGTTTGTTTACCGCTCCTGTAAGCAGCAGGCTTTGTGGATGGCGATCTCGAATAAGGCGGGAAGCGGCAAGACACAAACCTTGGAACACCTCTTCAACCAGGATCTCACCGGCTCGGTTGTCTTCATCCAGGCAGAGGAGTGGAACTCCAGGCAGTTCCTCGTTGAGCTGGCCGAACGCACCTGCGGTGTACCCAAGCGAGGCTATACCGATATTCCTACCTTGCTGAAGATGATAGCGGAATATTTCAACGGTATGGCCGGTGATCACCCGGTACTGATTATTGATGAAGCCGACAAGCTGAAGCCGGCCGCCTTCCGCAAGCTGATCCCCCTCTACAACCGTACCGAGCACCGTTTGGGCTGTGTGCTTGCCGGTACGGAGAACCTGCATAAAGAGATCGCCCGTGGTGTGCGTAACAACACCAAAGGCTATGACGAAATCGACAGCCGCTTGGGACGCAGCTACATCGAATTACCCGGAGCCACCGAGCAGGATGTAAAGGAAATCTGCACCGCCAACGGATTGGACGATGCCACCGCCGACCGTATCTGGAACGAGGTTGACAAGATCAAGCGCTACGTGAAAGTAACCAACAAACGGGGCGAGACCAAGGAGAAGAACCTGTTTTTCTGCGAAGACCTGCGCCGGCTGATGCGACTCGTGAAACGTGAACAGATCGCTAACCAATTCGGACAGATGTAGCGATGGGAAAGATCTTAGGCATAAAACAATTCCTGCAGGAAAGGAAAAAGGCAATGGATTTCAGCGGGTCGTTCTATCATCTGCTGGGCCGTCCCGAACCGCAAGGCGCATGGATCATCTGGGGACAGTCGGGATCAGGGAAAACCACCTTCACCTGTCGTCTGGCGAAGTATCTCGCCGAGTTCGGCCGTGTCGCCTACCTCTCGTTGGAGGAGGGCGACAGCCTCTCACTGCAACGTTCATTTCAGGATGCCGGAATGATGGAAGTGAACGGACGGGTGGTGCTCCTGGACATGAACTTCGATGAGATGGTAGAAAAACTTGCAAAGCCGAAGAGTTGGGATATCGTTATCATCGACTCCTTGCAATATGCCCGCATCGACTACGATACCTATCGCGACCTGCGTTCCCGCTTCCCCCGTAAGCTCTTCATCTTCATCAGTCACGCCGACGGCAAGAACCCCAAGGGTGGTGTGGCCGACAGCATCCGTTATGACTGTTCGTGCAAGATTTACGTGGAGGGTTTCCGTGCCGTGGCTGCCAGCCGTTACCTTGACCACGGACAGAAGTCGTACCCCTTCATCATCTGGGAGGAGAAGGCAGTTCTTTACTACGGACAGGATTTTGATCAAGTTAAATAACATTCAGAAACAATATAGTATGGCAACAACCAAGAGACAAACGAAAAAACATTCCCACGCCCTCTTCTGGACTTTGTTGAAGGAAACGCCGGGTTACGATCCTTGTTACAAGGAAGTGATCAAGGAGGGTATCGTACATGAACATAGCGGTGGGCGTACCACCTCGCTCAACGAGATGTATGAGAACTATCCGTCGGAATACAGTCGGATGATCGATGCGATGAAGCCCAAGGGAGAAAAGAAACTGATGGCCTACGAGGAGCGGCGCGACCTGTCTGCCAAACGGGTGATCGCCGCCATCTGCCAGTGGGTCGACAAATTGGGCTACAAGTTTCGTGATGACCGGCATAAGTTGATGTATGTGAAAGGCATCGCCTGTCGGGCGGCCAATTGCGGCAACTTCAACGCAATACCGGACGACAAACTGACAGCCATCTACAACCTCTATTGTAAGCGCAACAGCGTAGGCATAGAGGGTAATCCCGAACTGGACCACCCTGCCGGCAAAAACTAAGGAGCTATGGGTTACATTCCGATAAAGGACAAACTGGAAGAGATCGAGCGGCGTGGACGGCAGATCCGTCGCCGGCAGGAGAAACTGAAGGACGACGCAGCATTTCTTGCCGATATGCTGCTCACACGCGCCACATCCGACATGGAGGCACAGCGCCACCTGCTTCGCGAATGGGAAGAGGAGATCGAGCAACTTGAACAGTCGCTCACCTTTCTCCGGGGCGAATACATGAAATACAAACATAAATCAAATTCATAATTCATAAATCAAAAAATCATGGAAGATTTAAGCAAACTGACAAGTAAAGATTTAGAAGCGTTATTGGCAAAAAAGAGAGAAGAAGAACACCGTCAGGCGTTGGACAAACGTGCCGCCTATGAAGGCATCCGTGCTGAATTAGTACAGAAAGTTGAAAACAAAGTGCGTTCCGTGTGCGACGAAGTGAAAGGGCTGCACGCTTTTTGCGTGGATGAAATCGGAGCGTTCCGCCAAGTGCTCGCCGAGTACGGCCAGTTGCGCCGCGAGGGACAGATGTCGTTCACCGTCCAGGAGGGGTGCTTCCGTATCGAAGTGAGGTCGAACAAAGTGAAACGTTTTGATGAGCGTGCCGATATCGCCGCTTCGCGCCTGATCGAGTTCCTGCAGCAGTGGATCGAGGGTAAGGATGCCGGAAGCGACGACCCGATGTACCAGTTGGCGATGACGCTTTTGGAGCGCAACAAGTATGGTGATCTCGACTATAAGTCGATCTCGAAACTCTACGAGTTGGAAGATAAGTTCGATGATCCCGAATATACCGCGATCATGAACCTTTTCAAGGAGTCACACCTGGTCGAAGGGACGGCGACCAACTTCTATTTCTTCGAGAAAGACAAGATGGGCGTATGGAAGAAACTCGAACCGTCGTTCAACCGACTGTAAAACGGGTAAAATCCACTACCCTCACCCCCGGTCGCTGGATATACGTCTGCCCCTGTGGTTTCAGGTACACCGTCTGCCGGGTGGTGAGGACTTCGAACAAGTGGATGGTCTATTGTTTCAAATGCAAACAACAAACAGGAAAATATTACAAAGTCATGGACGAACGATTGGAATTTGAAGAGAACTTCAATGGCAAGTTGAACTGCCGCTGTTTCACGACGATCCGTCTGCATCATCCGGTCAGGAATGCCATCGGGGCAGTGAAGCAAATCTATTTGAAGGGTATATGGAAAGGTAATGCGAAAATCTTGCAAGCCTCGACCATCACACTCGACCGTATCAACCTCCCGATGGCGAAGCTCGACTCGGGTCTCATGCCCGAAGAATGCCGACGGTTGATCCGTAACCTCTATCGGAACCGCCCCGGCATCAACTGGGAGGCACAACAGTTGGACTACCTCCTTTTGGAGTATATCAACGAATCAAAAGAACCTAAATTATTTTAAGATGAAAAAGAAGAAACAATCCTGTGCCGCCAACCGGCACAAATGCCGCCCGGTCTTTCTGATCGAGCAGGAGTTGCGCGAGGCGATGAATGATGCCGCCTCCTGTCTCCGAAACCGGAACTACGCCCGCCATCAGCAGGCCATGCAGCGCATAGCACGTTTGAAAAAGGAGCTTGAAGACTCCCGGATCGACCAACAGTTCCACGATGACAACCGCAATATGGACCGGGCCGAACGGGCTTTTTTCGGTAAGATCCTGCACTTGTCGCTCAACGAGGCCGACCTGGCGATCTATCATATCGAGATGTTTTTTGCCTACTTCAGCGACCGCGGCTTCAAGCCCGTCCCCGAATGGGAACACCGCAAGGGAGAACTGATCCGTGCCATCAAGGCTTATCGTGAGTTCGTGAGGGTATTCTTCGAGGGAGCCGACCTGCGCGTCGGCAATGAGCTGAACTTCATGAAGCTCCTTGACCTGATCTCAGACCGCTGCTTCACCGACCGTGAACGGGTCTATTACGACAAGTATGAAATCAAGGCAGCCAATAAAATGGAGGACGGGGTATGATTATTGCAGTTGATTTTGACGGAACCCTCTCAATGGGGCCCTATCCTGAAATCGGGAATCCCAAACCATACGCGGTAGAGATGATGAACAAATTGAAGGACGATGGCCATTACATTATATTATGGACCTGTCGTCGGGGTGAGCGGCTGGAGGATGCTCTGAACTGGCTCTTGGAGCAAGGTATCCCCTTTGACCGCATCAATGCCCATGAACCGCAGAACCTCGCTCGCTATGGCGATGATCCCCGCAAGATTTATGCCCATTGCTACATCGATGACAAGCAGGTGGGCGGTCTGCCTACCTGGCCGGAGATTTATGAATATATAACGAATGAGGAAAAGAAATGGAAGGAGAATCTGAATAAAGTATAGGTATGAATAAAAAAAATTTTGGCTTAATAGGTCTGGCTGGTTACATATTGTTTCTTGCCGTCTTGGCTGAAGTGGCTTTTAAAATCAATTTTTGGCTTGGACTTCTTGTCGTCTCTGTCGAAATGATGGTTACATGTGCTATTGTAGTAAAAGACAATAAGAACTAACACAACTAAAAAAAATATGAGCGGAAAAAGATATTTCATAGTGTCATACAATTTTGGCAATGGCAAAGTACATGGTTCTGGGCAAACCACTTTTGTGACGGATGGATGCTACCTGAACAGACAGATAGCAATAGAGCAGATAGCATCTACACTTGAATGTGAAAATGCTGAGATTGTAATTTTGAATATTATTGAATTGCCTGAATCTGATTATAATGTTTGGAGTGCCCAAAAAACAAACTAAATATAATTGAGTCATGAAAACTATAAAGAATTTGACCGTAACGGTTACTTACACAGTAGGCTTAGAGGATATAGAAGTTCCAGAAGAAGTATATGATGATCTAATAGAAAACTACGATAGCGGAGCGTGGGAAGTTCCTGAAGATTCCATTGCGGCTGGATGGCTTGCTGATAACATCATAGAAAAAGATGCGATGAGTTGGAGTTATGAAATTGATGATTTAAAATAATATTAAAAAAATATGAGCCATCAGATAAATATGATTAGTCTATTTACGGGTATCGGAGGTTTTGATTTGGCAGCAGAAACGCTCGATTGGAATATTTTGTTCCAGTCGGAAATAGATGATTACTGTATTCAGGTTCTTAATAAACGATATCCAAATATCCCAAAATATGGAAACATCAATGAAATTGACGCAACAAAATTTGCCGGTTATGTTGACGTTGTGGCCGGAGGATTCCCTTGTCAGCCATTCAGCAATGCTGGGTTGCAGCAAGGCAAAGAAGATCCCCGCTTTCTATGGCCGCAAATGTATCGAGTTATACAAGAATGTAGACCGAACTGGGTCATTGCTGAAAACGTTCTCGGACTTATTAGTAACGCAAACGGATTGGTCTTCGAGCAAGTGTGCACTGATCTGGAACGTGAAGGTTACAAAGTACAACCGTTTGTTATTCCAGCTGCGGGTAAGGACTCTTTTCAAGAAAGGAAGCGAGTTTGGATTGTTGCCTGCCTTGACGGCTTCGGAAGCGAAAAGAATAAAGTTACGTCGGGAGAGCATTTTAAAGCATTCAGACAAACGAAAAAGCAACTACCTGGCTGCGCACATTTCGAGAGCTGGTTTCAATCCGTCCGATATTACTCCGAGTTGGATGGAGTGGTTTATGGGATTCCCAACTGGATGGACAGAACTCATGCCCTCGGAAATGCCATAGACCCACGAATAGCGTACGAGATCTTATTAATAATAGATTATTTGACGAATAACTAAAATATTATGAGTGATTTATACTTCAACGATAAACGCTTTGTTGGCCACAGTAAAATTAGTGATATATTTTTTTTACTTCCGGCGATAATGTGGTACATGGAGCACGAAAGGATTAAAGATGCAGACGCGTTCGTGATATGTGCGCATTGGCTTTGTTTTCAGTGCGGGTTATTTATCCGGTGTAAAAGAAAAATTAAAAAGAAATGAACCTAATGGACAAGGTACAACAATCAATAGATTTTCTTCGGAAGCTGGAAACAGACGATCCTTATAGTCTTGGTTTCTCCGGCGGTAAAGATAGTGTCGTTATCCTGGACCTTGCCGAACGTGCCGGTGTCCGGTTTACGGCTACCTATGCCAATACGACTGTCGATCCGCCGGGAACAATATCTTTTATTAAGACAAATTACCCACAGGTGGTTATCCGTCATCCGGAAAAATCATTCTTTCAGCTTGTAAGCGAAAAAGGTTTTCCATCCCGGATGCGCAGGTTCTGCTGCGAAAAACTAAAGGAGCGATATGGTATAGGTAAAAGGACGATTGAAGGTATGCGAGCAGAAGAAAGTTCGAAACGTGCATTGTATGAGCCGGAGCAGTGTGATAGTAGAAAGTGGATGAAGGGTGCAAAGCATGTTTTACCGATCTTATCCTGGACGGAAAATGATGTATGGCGGTATATCCGTAAGCGTGGGCTGCCTTATTCAAAATATTACGATCCACCTTACTGTTTAACCAGACATGGTTGTGTAGGTTGCCCTCTGGCTCCGGTACATCAAATGCAGGCAGAATACAAATTGTTCCCCGGTTACGCCCGGCAGATGATCCGATCAATCGGAAAGTACATGGATAATAAACCGAACAATGCAATAGCACGAAACTTCTCTGATCCTTACGAAGCATTTTATTTCTATCTGAATGAGATGTCGATGCAGGATATACGACGATTAAAGAAAGGTCTGTTTGGCTTCAACGCCAAGCAAATCATTGAAAAAGAAATATTTCAACTATAAAAAAAGAGAGGGGTTCCAACCCCCTCTCTACCTCTAAACGTTTTGATGACGTTCTTTTAGTTTTATACCATTTCTTTACACGGTTCAATAATTCACTAAAGAGGACTTCTAAGCTTGGCTTAAGAATGTATTCTATAAAGATATATTTTATCATAAAATATTTAGATTTAATGAATACCGTCACGCATGAGGCATACAAATATTGTAAATAAAAAATCAATATCCAACAAAAATGACAAATATGAAACAATTTAGATATTGGCTCCGAATAAACGGTTTCCGTTCAGAACAGTTCGGAACCGGCACGAAATGGAACTCGATTAAGCTCAAATCACGAAAAAATTGAATATAGCTCATGAGTATGAAAGATTATAGGACAAATCCCCAATGTTCTTCAATGTATCAAAGACACAGAAGGAAGAACAGGAAAAATCAAAAATAATCATTTTGGGAGTAAATATAGAAAGGGCGAGGGGAACAGGGGGGCGGATATGTTTTTGACTGGGAAAGAAGGTTATTCAATTGGAAATATGTAATTTTGCGATAAAGAGTTTGTGCCATCATGTCTAAGGGAAGAAACAAAAGATTGATATCGCTGCGCGATGAAACGCTGATACGCCGATATTACTACTGGACGGAGATCGAGCGCCGGCGGTTTGACGATGCCCTGAAGATCCTCTCCGAACAGGAGTTCTTCATCTCGGAAGCCCGCATCATGGCCATCATCCGTCAAAACTGCGACAAACTGACCGATATCGAAGTGAAACCGGTTCCGAAAGTTCGCAAGCCGCGGATCAACGCCCGTCAACTCACGCTCTTCCCCGGTGGATAGCCAGTATCAGGCCGGTTCTTCATCCATGATACATTCGTAGGTACTCTCATACACTTTGATGGCTCCCGGCAATGAATACCAGCGCGACCCGGTGCGTTCCAATTCCGTCGCCTTTTCCGATTCCACATGCCGTACAATCTCATGCAACCGCTTGAACATTGCGATACGTTCCGCCACCTTACCGGCCGTTCCACTCGTGTAATGGGTGTCATCAAAGCAGTCGATGCAGAGCTTCACGATGATCTGGGCCGTTCCACGCTGGTAATCGTCGGTGACTGTCTCCCAATCCACCTTGTCCACGCTGATCAGCACACAGGGGAACGTGACCGGGTAGGTATCTTCGTCGGTCTGCAGTTGCCCGTAATCTTCATCCACTAAAGTCAGTTCAAGCATGCCGTCAGCTACGGCAGTTTGTATCAAATTGAATAATTCTTCCATTCTAAAAGTCTCCTATCAATTTTTTAAGTTCCTTTTCAGTGTATTCGTTTATCTTTTGTTGCAACTCTTTGCTGTGCCCCATGAACTTGCGTTGCGGGATATGTACCCGTGAAGTCTGTTTGGGGGTCAGGGCGAGCCTTTTCCACATCCAATCTGCCGGGTTCATGGCAGACTCTTTGCGTTTGCGCACTTTGGGCGAATCGCCTTTTTTGATTCCGGCGGCTTCGAAGAAACGGTGCCAGGCATAGCGTCTCATGCGTGGGGTGATCCGGTGGGTGACCACTCCTCCGTTGTTGTGGATGGGGGCGTATTTCACCTCGTTCGAGACGATGACCTTACCGGCACCGGCCTTGTAGGTGAATCCGCCATAGAGGTTGTTGCTGCCGCTCAGCAAGGGGGTACGGTTGTAGTAGGCAGCCTTGCCACCCTGTTCCTGCCGGCGTGTCTGTTTCCATTTCTGGACCGAACCGTTATCGCACCAGCCTCCCTCACGGAAGTTGCGCTTGAAATGACTGATCGCCATTTCGCCCACCCGCTTCGGCCATCGGCTGTCGCGGAAAGCAACAAGGGCGGACTTCTTTTGTTCCAGTTTGCGAACTAGTTGGTTTAAATCCATGAGAATTTTGATTGATGAATGATGACTTGTAAATTATATTGTTACCTTTGCAAAAAGAAGAGTGATCGATTGTACTGGGTTGGATTGCATATCCTTCGCTAAAGGCTTTCGGTCACTCTTTCTTTTTTATCTTTTCGACAATGGAATAAAACATTAATTCTCCAGTTTTTAATTCCCGTATTACTACGTAAGAAGGTTCATTGTTGATCTCTATCTTATAATAATGATATCCTTTTACCATTTGGTTATCCTTGACATCCGGATCAAAACGGACATAGTTCCCCTTTTCCAGTAACGATTTGATATACCTTACTGCCTCATTCTTTTCCAGTAAATACTTATGAGGCTGGTTCAATGCCTCCTTGATCCCGGTCGAGGTGAACGAGATGGGCATATCCAAGCCCGGAACGGACATCTGTTTCCCGATCAGGTTTTCCTTAGCCCACTCGCGTATTTCCGCTCGTTGGCGTTTGATATCCTCTTTGAATACGTAGCCGTTTCCGAAAATCGTCTGTTCGGTTATGAGCCTCTCCACCGCCTCTCTTGCTCCCTCGTATCCATTTTTGATATAGGGGTGCGAATCGCTGAAGAGCCTGGCATCTTTGGCGGGGTTATTGTCGAGTCCGGGGCTGGGACGGTCGGCTTCGCCACCTTCGGGCGGGTTCGCGGTCGGCTCTTCGTCTGTAGCCTCCAGTTCGCACTTGCAGTTCCATCGGTCACCCGGACGGTGCTTCGACCAGAACGGATCGTCGATGAGCCGGACGGTGTTCCAGAACACACGGTGGTCCTCGCCCGGATGAATGCTTGTACTTTCGATCCATTTGAGGCAAGGCAGATCCTCCCGGTTCGCCTCGAAACGCCGCCACTGCACCGCCTGGCGTGCCCGATTGACCGCCGTGGCATATTCCGTCTGCAGCCATGCCTTGAGGTGTGTCGGAGCGATCAGCGTCCGCACATCGTAGGCGAACCGTTCGAACGGCTTCAGCTCTCCCTTTTCATCCAAGAGCTGACGGGCAATGTCGTTCTGCAGACGGTGGGTGCGAAAGGCGGCAAAGACACCGTTGTTGTAGCGAAGCTCCCGGTAAAATCCACGGTCATCCTCATTGAATCCCGCCAACCGGATTCCTTTGTCGGTAGCCTCGTTGAAGCTGCGCCAGAACTCATGCCAGGGGGCAAGGGCAATGTCGTTCACCACATCGACCTCCTTCAGATAGATATTGCGTATCAACTCCTCCAACACTTTGTTGTTGAAGACAAAAGCCTCTTCATCACCGCTATCAATGATCGGTTCGTCACACTCATAGTAGAGCTGGTTCATCACCAGTCTAAAGCCCCCTTGCCGGTCGCTTCGGGGGCCTCTCCGAAAAAACGGCTCAGCAGGTTGGCAAAGGTATGTTTCTTGTTACCCCCGTTTGTTTTTGTTCTTTTTGATTTATTGTCGGGGAGCAGAGGATCTGCTGTCGGTATTGCTTTCTGTTCCCTTTTTTCGGCCATCTGCCGGTCGTAGTCCTTCGGCATGTTCAGTCCAAACTCTTCATATAACTGGCCATGATCGAGAGGCAAACCCAAAGCGCTGAGCTTCGAGATAATCTCGACACGACTTTTTGGATCGGTGTTTTTGGGTGAGACAAACGAGAATTTCCCTCCACGCACGTGATAGCCGAACGACTCCAGCAGGTCGGTCATCTGATAGTTGAGCACATTCATCACGAACCGCTTGTCCTGCTCCAGCAGCAGGTCTTCCGCTTTCTTTTGTACCGAACCGAGAGCCTGGGTTCCCTTTTCTCCCGCTTCAGTGGTCAGCGTATTGCCTAAGATGTGTTTTGAGATCTCCTGATTGCAAAACTGTGCCAGTCCCTTATAAAGATCAGATGTCCCGCTCTTGCTGCCGATATCATGCAGTGTGAGGTTGCTTCCCTCCGGATGCAGAAAAACAGAAGCCCCCCCGCTATCAAAAATATCATTGATAAGGCTGTATCGTTGTGAGTCGTCACCGGCATTGTAGGTGTATTCGCGGATGGGTTGACCGAACAGTTCGGCAAACTGCGACCAGTCGGCTACATCCCCCCGTTTATAAAGCACCCAGGGAATATCTTTCACCAGATCGCCTAAAGCTCGCGGTTTACCCACGAACAGCAGATCGTCATAATCGTCCCATCGGGTACCGTGAATATCAGTCTGCATCCGGAGGATCAGTTGTCGGACCGGCTCCACGTGTTTGCGGGGGATCAGATCATATCCGAGCCATCCGTCACTCTCTTTGCGGAACTGGAAGAGCGAAAACCCCCAATGACCGGTATCAAGCAGGTCGTTCAGAAACTCGTAAAACCAGGGTGATTCGAGCATGTCATTAATCGTCTGATCGGGCGAACCGTTACGGTTGAATTCGATCTTTGCCGACAGTACGGCCGATTTGCGTTTGCCGATCACGCTGGTGAGGTGCGTATCCATCAGGATGGATTCGTAGAGGTCGTACAATTTTACCCGGTTAGGGAAATCTATCCGGTCGGCTTCGTTGACTGCCTTTTGGAAATGCTCGATCTCGCGATTCCATCTGACAGCCTGGGTTATCAATATAGTGTTGCCTCCGGCAGGCTGGTTGAAAAAGCCTCCTGAGGTGATTTGCCTGTTCTTCTTTTTTCGGCTCATGTTTTATTGCTTTTAAATTCGATTTACACCATGTTTAAATCAGATCAGAAACGGGTCGATCGTTTCGGGTTGCTTTTCAAAAAGAAGGGGGACTGCTGCAGATCATCTTCTAAAAGAGGCGCCCCGTTAATACTGACTGATCCCTTTTGAACTCCTTTCATCCATTCGACGGCACGCTCGTAGCGGTTCTGTCTGATACCGTTCGTTAATTTTTGCGGATTGCCGACCGAGTAAATATGATAGGTCGCAATGTCAAGGCACATCATCAGCACTAACGGATGTCGTTCAGTTCCACGGGCGGAGAAAATATTTTCCACGTCATAGCGGGCGGACAGGTATGATTTCATCTCTGCGATGGCCCGGTCTTCGCAAATATCCAGGATCGAATTGTCGCCACGGGTCAATGAGTCTATAATGTCGCGATGTACGGTAGCATCATAATCTTCAGGGTCAATAAAATGCGTCATAGTCTATATTTGTTTTTAGCGCGGAAAGCCCTTGCCGGAATCGTCATCGGTGGAGCCATACGCTGTATTTTATGATCTATAATTCGTTTTCCACCCTCCACACAGTCCGGACCGTCGGCGGGAAACTTCAGTTGCAGGGTAAACAACAGGAACTGGTCGGCGAGCCGCTGCATATGAGGGTTTTCCTTTTCCGCCACATTGAGCACCAGGCGTCCTTCACGGTTGGCCGGTTCCAGATTGGCCTCGATACGGGTTGCCTTGTCTGTCTTCTTCTCTTCATCCGGAAGAATAGATATATTTTTACCATGCTCCTTGCGCTTATCTGAAAGCAACGGAATAAAGACCTGCTTAAAAAAAGGATCTTGTAAAGAGTTGTTTTCTATATAGCAGTAGAGCGGAACTTTCCCTCCCACATAATCATCAAGCAGGAAATACCAGTCGATGAAATCCGAATTAAGTCCACGATCCAAAAAACCTTTGATCACGTAATAGACCCCGTCCAGCTCGCCAATGAGCCATAGCGCCTTAGTGGAACTTTTCTTTGATCTGTTTTCTCCCGGGGCCGGGTCACCGTAAGCCACTAAAAATTTGAATTTACTGAGCGGAGGGATTTTACCCCATGTCAGTTCCTTAAAGACTTCCCCCTCACTTACCGGGTTGTTGAAGTATTCGGTCTGCTGGGCGGATGCACTGATCTTGGACAATGTTTCATCGATAGCCTCTTCACTGTTTTTCTCCGGCCAGGTGCTACGCCCCTCCTTGTCACGGATATTGACGATATCCCAATGGTCGGCGATCGCTCCGGCACGGGTCACGCAGCAATCCTTGGCGATGATATTCCCACAGAAAATCACCAGTACGGGTACAGCCGGGTCGCGAGTCCCGTAGACCGCTTTTTCCCAGAACTTCCACATATCGTTCACACGGTCAGGATTGCGGCAGGCTTCATCAGTGTCGAAGTCGTCGACCAGCAGCACATCCGGCCGGTACTGCTTGTTGCGCGAACCACGGGGTGCATTGCCATAGCCGATGGCACGGAACGCTGCGTCATTCTTGGTGACAAACTCCTCTTCCGTCCATTTGTTTATACCCACCTGTTCGCCATAGTAGGCACGGATACGCGGATTGTTTTCCAGTTCCTTTTTGTAAGGATCCAACAGTCGTTTTGCAGCATCCTGCGTGGCAGAGGTCATCATTACATTGTGTTTGCGCCGGGTCAGCACCAAGAATAATACAATGAACATGACAATCGTGCTCTTGGCAAGGCTTCGCGCCCAGCTCAGAACTTCATACCATTCGTCGTGTTTCAAGCACCGATTTATGGCACGGATATGGAAAGGGGCGAATTGGCTCTGTGCGTATTCAGGGAAGAAATATTGTATCCACTCGATCGGATGAGCCTCCAGATAAGCCTTATGCTTCTCCAGTTCGGTCCTGTTCTTGTGCTCCATAGGCAGGTCGGCCATGAGGTCCTGATAGAACGACTCCCACCTGCGCAGGGCTTCCCTTTCCTCGGCAATCATATCGCACTACGGATAAAACGGTCCCACAATTCACCGAACTCCTTTGCCTTGTTGATATCGACAGCCCGCAGCCACACCAAAAAGCGGGTTCCGGCGCTCACGAGGTCTTTCAGTCCGGCATCTTTCTCCAATTTGTCAATCGCAGCTGACAGTTTCGCGATGGTGGCCGCCTCGGTTGTTGTTGCATAGCGTTCACCCACGGGGCGTTCACCGATCACCCGGTTCACCTCGGCAATCTGTCGTTGCAGGTTCATGATCTGCTGTTCGCGCGTCATGGTTATACCGGCTTTCAGTTCCTCCCATTTACCGTCGGCGATCCATTTGCCCACAGTCCGCCGGCTCACGCCCACCTTTTCCGCAATTTCCTGTTGCGTCAAGTTCTCGCGCAGGTAGAGCACCCCGGCATATTCTTTCTTTTGTGAATTGGTTAGTTCTGCCATAACATTCTTTTTTAAGCAAAATTGCCCCTAAAACAGCTTGTTCGCAAATCCTTTTTTTATGCTGATGTTTTATTTTAATATAGTTGATTTATAAAGTTTTATCATAAAAATACGATTTGCAAGGCTTTGTTTTATCTTTCAATTTTGTGTCAAAACAAGTGCGAAATGACAAAACAGTTTTTCAATATGATCGCATCGAAAGACGGCACAGCCTGTATTCTTCTATATGGCGCTATCGGCAGTTGGGACGATGCGGATGTGCGTAGCGGTGACATCGTGCGCGAGTTGATGGAAATCGAGGGTTCCTACAACAAGATAGACGTTCGTATTAACAGCATGGGTGGTGAAGTATATGCAGGTATTGCGATCTTCAATGCGATCCGTAACACCGCAGCCGACATTACAATTTATGTGGATGGTATAGCGGCAAGTATGGCGAGTGCGATTGCCTCCTGTGGCAAACCTGTTTATATGAGCCGGTATGCGCGACTGATGATCCATGGCGTATCGGGTGGTTGCTACGGCAGCAAAGAGGATATCCGCCGGTACATCGAAGAAATGGAGTCGCTGGAAAAAACACTTACTCATATATACGCCAAGCGAACCAACAAGACTGAAGAGGAAATCAAACAACGGTTTTTCGATGGGCACGACCATTGGCTTACGGCAGATGAAGCATTGGCGGAAGGGTTGATCGATGGCATTTATGATGCCGATCCGATACCGCTTGACAGTACGCCGCGCCAGGTTTATGACATCTTGCAGAACCGACTAACTCCAAATAATATGTTGATAGATGAATTAAGAAAAAGACCGTCGTTTGCCGCAAAGACAAACGATGAAGAGGTGGTCGCCCATGTTGACCATCTGGTAAGCGAAGCGGGCAGAGTCTCCGGACTGGAAACAGAGAACACTGAGTTGAAAGCCCGTATCGCTGATTTCGAGAAAAAAGAAGCGGATGCGGCCGAGGCTGCCCGTAATGCGATGGTGGATGCTGCCGTGAAAGACGGACGTATCAAAGAAGTGCAACGGGAGGTCTACCTGAATCTGTTGAAGGCTGATCCTGTCAATGGAGAAGTTGCGTTGAAATCGCTAAAGCCGGTGCGCCGCGTGATGGACGACATCGTGGATAAAGGCGGTAAAGAAGAGAGCCCTTGGAAAAAACGAATGAAAGAAATTCAGGATAATTTAAAATAATTGCAGAATATGATTCAGATTAATGGAACAAACTATTCGGGTGAGGTATTAGAGATGCTGCTTACCCGTGCCGCCACCGGAAACGAACTGGTAGAAAAAGGACTGATCCACGTTGTACCGGAGGTGGCCAAGAAGTTTTCAATTCCCCGCCTGCGTACCGGTAAGATGCTGCAGAAACGCAAGGAGATGCCAACCGATTCGGACAGCAAGGGCAACTTCGATTATGACGAACGTGAACTGGTGCCGGTAGATTTCATGGCCTTTACGACCTTCAACCCGCGCACCTTCGAACAGATCTGGCGTCCCTGGCAGCCGAAAGGTAACTTGGTATTTGCCGAACTTCCGGCGGAAGGTCAAAACGCCCTGCTCCGCGAGTTGGCCAAGTCGGTGAAGTTTGAGTTGGGCTTCCATTTCGTAAACGGCGTGTATGGTGAAGATGACGACCATCTGTTCAACGGTATTGTAACCCGTATGTTGGCCGACCGTGATGTGGTAAGAGTTTCCTCGAAAGAGACAACAATGATCAAGAAGCTGAAAGCGGTCAAGGATGCTATCCCTGTTACACTGAGAAGCAATCCGGGTTTGCGTATCCTGATGAGCATCGCAGACTTCGATGCTTACGACGAAGAGTTGACACAGCAGCCGAACAAGGGGGCGAACTACACAGATATGAATGTGGAGCGTTATAAGGGGATCCGCATCATTCCGCTGGCCAACTGGCCCGACGGTTTGATCGTGGCTACGGTTTGCGGTATGGATTACGACACCAACCTGTGGGCGGGTGTCAACCTGGTGGACGACATGGATGTGATCCAGATCGACAAACTGACGAACGCCGGTGAAAAGTATTTCTTCAAGATGTTGATGAAAGCTGATACCAATATTGCTTGGGGTGAAGATGTCATCCTGTTGGATGGCCGTGTTGCCGCAAAAGCATCTGTATCCGGGACAACCATTACGATGAAGACTCCCGTAGAAACGGTAGAAGTGACGCCGAGTGAGAATTCCACCTATTCCGTAACCGGTGACGGGGTAATCATCGGGGCTTCGTTGACACTGGCCAACAAGTCTGCTGACAAGAAAGCGACCATCGACGGCATTGATGTGAAAGGTGGCGAAACTGCCTCTTTGGGCTATGATGGTAAGAAATGGTTTAAATCCTGATCCCATGCCTTACACCTTGAAACTCTTGGTTATCCACTGCACCGCCACCCCTGCAGGCCGTGAAGTATCGGTGGAAGAGATCCGCCGTTGGCACACAGCCCCTCCAAATGAAGGAGGCCGCGGCTGGAAGCAGGTCGGTTATACCGACATGGTCCATCTGGACGGGACGGTGGAACGGCTGGTGGCAAACAACGAGGATGACGTGGTCGATCCGTGGGAGATTACCAATGGGGCAAAAGGGTATAACCGGACAGCCCGGCACATTGTGTACGTCGGCGGTGTAGAGCGTGACGGGAAAACTCCCCGGGACACCCGGACATCTGAACAAAGGGGAGCTCTGGAGGCTTACGTGAAGGATTTCCACCGCCGTTTTCCCCACGTGCGAATCGTTGGGCACAACGAGCTGGCGGCAAAAGCCTGTCCCAGCTTTGATGTACAAGAATGGCTTTTTAAAATAGGTATCAACAATAATTCAAATGTAAACGTATGAAAAGAATCAACGGGATATTCATTTCGCTCATCGGCATGCTCGCACTGTCGATGTCGCTCATGGCACAAGACGTCGCGACAGTGACGGACGGGGTGCCGGAAACAAACTACGAGGACCTTTTCGCCTCGCTGGCGGCTATCGTTGCCGGAGTACCGGTGATCGTCGAAGCGATCCGCGGCTTCTGGAAGTCGATGCCGGGATGGGTGTCTATGGCGCTCAACTGGGTATTGGGCGTCGGGATTTGCATGTTCGGCTGGTGGCAGGACTTGGGCTTCCTTGCCGACCTCGACTGGCAGATTGCCCTGATGTATGGCATCGGTGCCGGTATCGCGGCAAGCGGGTTTGCCGAAACCGGCCTGATACAATGGCTGATCTCGCTCTTCACCCGCAAGAAAAAGAAAGGGGCGTAGGCCATGGGATGGGACGCGCTTTTCGACTTCCTCGGTGCAGGAGGTGGATTGCTTATCCTGCTTCAGTGGCTTTCCGGCATCCCCCGGCGGAGGCTGGAGCTGAAAAGGGATCGTGAAAAGACGTTCCGCGAGCTCCTGGATGATGACATGGAGCAGATGAACGAATTGATGGAACTCTATAAAACGCTGCAAGATGAAAACATCCAGATCCAAAACAGAGTGTCGGCCCTTGAAAGGGTTGTGTTACTTATTGAAGGCTGTCCTACTTACCATCGTTGCCCTGCTCGCCGCCTCGTGCAAGACTACAAAGCACAATTCTACTATGCACGCACGGGACAGCCTCGCATGGGACAGAAGGGTCAGCGTTACCCCCGTGATAATCCCACCAAGCCTGGCGACACTCCGGGTCCCGACGGACAGCCTCCGTAAGCTCCCCACCGGAGCCGGATATACAAAGAAAAACGGCCGGGCGACGGTCAGCCTCTCTTACCGGGACGGGCACATCATCTCTTCTGCCCGTTGCGACAGCCTGGAGGCACTGATGTTCTCCCTCGAAGAGCAGCTAAGCCGGGCACAGAACCGGCTGGCGGAAACGGAGAAGACAAAGGAACCGCCCCTCGTACCGTTTTGGACGAAATTCAAATGGTATTCGGGCGGCATTTTAACAGGAATCATTTTAATGGTAATCATCCAATTTATTCGAAAGATATGGCAGAAAAGAAAACAACATCGGTAGGTTTGAAGAAAGCGCTCTTCGGGGAGGTGAACCCTGAAGGCGGCATGCCGACCGAGATGAAACAGTTGGCACGTACCTTTAAGGGAACGGCCAGTTTCACAACTGAAGCCGACACCGTAACCAACTTTTACTCGGAAGAAGAGCCGACAGTACCCGTGGAAACAGTGAGTTCGGAAACCGGTTTGAAACAGGTCAAACTCAACTTCATAGAATGGGATAACGATGTATTGGTAGAGGTTTTCGGTGGCTCCATCGCCAAGGCACAGGAGGTGACCATCGAAGGCAAGAAATACACTGTCGACAAGTTTAAAGCGCCACGCGATGTAGTGCAGATCGAAAAGGCACTACGTGTCCTTACCAGATATAACGTGGTGATCGACATCCCCCGTGCGAAGATCCTCGCTCGGTTTATCTGGAATTTGGCAGCCGACCAGATCGCCCAGATCGAAATTACCGCTACCGCCATGAGTTCGGCAAGCGAAGAAGACGGGGCCTATGAGATCTACAAATTAGGAGAACCCACGGCATGACCCCGGTAGAAGCCATGGCCGCCGACGCCCTGTTGGACCGGCGGCTCAAAATAAACCTTCCTGCCCCGTGGCTGCTCCGGATCTTCGGGCGCAAGACGGTACCCATCCGGGTGAAGCTGCCCACGGCGGGCAGCCTTATCCAGATGTCATCGCTCTTCACGCGGATGGAGATCGACCTGCAGCACCTGCATGACGGCAACTTCGGCAGCGTCTTGGAACAGATCGCCAAGCACGGCGTCACCACCTCACGGATCATCGCCTATGGTCTGCTGCGTGGCACATGGTCGGCACGATTGCTGAACCGTCCGCTCGCCTGGTATATCCGGCAACACATGCCGATGCAGGGATTGGCGGAACTGGCCAAGATCATCGTGCTGATGAGCACGAGCGAGGCTTTTGTGAGCATTATCGCATCGGTCGCTTCGCTGAACCTGATGAAGCCGACGGAGGCGAGCCAGCCGACAGAGACCGGGAGTTAAAGGAGGAGTATGATCCTCCCCATAGCCCGTTCGGACAGATCTACACCCTCGTGCAGCAGGGGGCATTCACGTATGATGAAATCATGAACCGTATCCCGTGGTGCGTCGTTTTGACCATGATCAGCGACCAGGGACGGATGCGGAAGAAAAAAGAAAAGGAAGAGACCCTCCAGAGCGAAGAGGAGGAGCTTGAATTTTTCGGATTAAAGTAGTAAAAGAGACAAATGGCACAGACAGATCCCGTATATATCACCTTTGAATTTCGTGGCGACATCGATAAAGAGGTCAATAAAGTGACGCTCGGCATCAAGGGGCTGCGCGACGAAGCGGCAACGACCTATAAAAAGTTGATTGCCGACAGTTCGGCCGCCTACAACGCCATGAGCGCCGAGAGCCGCAAGCTCGCCACGACGATGCAGGAGAATATCAGCAGTCTGCGTTCGCTTTCCGCGATGCAGGAACAGCTGGACCGGGAGCTTGAGGCCGGGACCATAAGCCTTTCGGGGTATACGCAGGCAAAAGCAGCCTTGGCGCTGCAGGAGAGCAACCTAAGAGTGGTGATTAGTCAGGGGATGCAGCAGCTGCAACAGCAGATGGCCACCGAACAGGAGGCGTCAGACAGCGTGGTCGCCCTGACACGCAAGTTGCAGCAACTGACCGAGGCCTATTCCCGGCTTTCCAAAATGGACCGTGAAGGTTCGGCCGGAAAGGAAATTTTGGAACAGATCCAAAGCGTGGATAATGAACTGCAGACCGCGCAGACCCGTCTGTCTGCGTACAGCCGTACGGCCGGAACCGGTTTCAACAGCCTGCAGATGTCGATCCAGCAGGTGGCACGTGAGCTGCCCTCGCTCACCATGGGGGCGAACATGTTCTTTCTCGCCATCTCGAACAACTTACCTATCTTGGTCGATAACATCAACATGGCTCGCCGGGAGTATCAGGCAGCCATCAAGGCCGGACAGCAGGCCACGCCGGTCTGGAAACAGCTGCTCGGCGGGATCGTCAGCTGGCAGACGGCCCTCGTCGTCGGTATCACATTGCTGACCGTTTATGGCAAAGAGATTACTGCCTGGACCAAAAGTCTGTTCGGCGCCCGTCAGTCGCTTGCCGATGCCTTGGAAACGCTCGAGGAGTTTCAGGAGTCGGTCGCCAAAACATCCTCCACAACGCTCACACAACTGCAGAGAATGTCTGCCGAATGGGAGAAACTGGGCGACAACATCCAGGCGAAAGAACAATACCTCCTAAAGAACCGCACTGCCTTCGAGCACTTAGGTGTCTCGATCGGCAAGGTGACGGATGCCGAGAACCTGTTCAACCAAGGCAAGGAGGCGTTTGTCGCCTCGGTGATGGCGCGTGCCCGTGCCTCCGCCGCGATGACGCTCGCCACCGAGAAATACAACGAAGCGATCCGCAAGCAGCTGGAGGTGGACCGGATGGCTGATACGCAGAGCTATGCCATACAGGGTGGCCAGTTCGGGCAGACCACCTATGTGTCGGGTGAGAACCTTTCGAAAAAGAAGGCTCAGGCAGAAGCAGACAGCCTCTTCGACGAAGCCCGCAAAGTATTGGAAAGAGGGCTGGAATACAGCGAAGAGGAGCGCAAATCCTTGGAAACTGCCAATCTGAAGACTATCCATACCCTTGAGCAGGGAAGCGTGGAAGCGATCAAAGCATCCATCGCGGCAAAAGAAGCTGCCTTGGACAAACTGACCAACAAACAGGACTATGAAGCGGCCCTCAAGGAAATAGAGGCGGAAAAGAAGAAATTGGAAGCAATCATTGGCTCCACAGGAGGCAAAGTGGGCAAAGAACCGGCCCCGCTTGGATCGATTGCCTATTATAACGAATTGATCGCAAAGATGAAGAAGCTGCGCGATCTTGCCACAACGAACAAAGACCGTTCCGCCTTTGCCGAGCAGATCAAGGAATACGAAGAGAAGGTCGCGGATATGGAGAACCGGATCATCATTTCCGGGAAAAAGATCGCCATGGAGACCCTGCAATCCTCACTCGAAGGAATCAAAGTCGATGTAAAGTTTGACAACCGTAACGTGTTGGAAAAGGCGTTCGGCAAGTTCGACACAAGCGACCTTGACCAAATGCAGGAGAAGATCGACAAGGAGCTTAACCGACCGATCAAGGAGGCTCGCGAGGGGATAGTCCTTCTGATCGACCAGTGGGACAGACTTTCGGATGCCGACCAGGTAAGCCTCTTGGCCGAGGAGTGCTATAAAGTGGCTGACGGCATCTCGATGGCTGCTGAAACTGCCGAGCTCTTCAACGAAGCGTTGGGAAGCTCCCTTGCCACTGTCGCCCAGCTGGTGGGCAGCGTCGGCGATATGGCAGGCGGGATCGGCCGCATCATGAGCGGTGACCTTATCGGAGGGGCTTCGGGCATCATCGGAGGCATCACCGGCATCGTGGGCAGCTTTAAGAAAAGGGTCGAAGAAAACAAAAAGATATTGGCGGAATACCAACTGAATCTGGTCGAAACAGCCATGAAGGAGTTGGAGTATAACGCCATCCTACGCGAACGGCTACGCATCCAGCAGCAGATTGGCGAAACCTCACTCGAATACTTCAACCGTCAGTCTCTCGAACTGAAGAACCAAGCCGGTCAGATAGAGAAAGAGTACAAACAGGTGTGGGAGAAATTGCAGCAGGAGCAGTATATCACAGCTACGCACTACAAGCATGGCACTTGGTTCCGCAAGGCGAAGACCTGGAACGATTACGACTCGCTCGCCGGCAAGACCTACGAAGAGATGGAATCGCTCTATACGCAGGACAAACTGACCGAATCAGCAAAAGTGCTTTTCGAACAACTACAGAAACTGAAGGACGAAGGAGAAGATGTCGCCGGAATGATCGACGACCTGAACGAAGAGATGAAGGAGGCTTTCACCGGAACGAATACGAACGCCATCGCCGACACCATCCTGCAGGGCTTTGCCGAGGGCAAACGCTCTGCCAAGGACTTCGCCGACGACTTCCAAAAGATGCTGAACGATGCAGTGCTGCAGGGGGTGAAGATGAAGGCACTGGAAGAACCGCTCCGCAAATGGTATGAATCCTTTGCCGCCGCCTCGCAAAACGGGCTGACCGCTGAAAGCATCGCCAGCCTGAAGGCACAGTATGACAAGATTATCGAGGATGCAGCCAAGCAGCTGGAGCAGATGGAACAGGTGACCGGCACGACCATCGGCGACGTGATCGACCGCACTTCTACGGCCAAAGGCATAGCCTCGATGAGTCAGGACAGTGCCGACGAACTGAACGGCAATTTCTATGCCCTCCTGATCTATGCCGACCGCACTAATCAGGGGGTGACGAACATCCAAGGGCAGTTGGTAGAGGGATTGTCCCTACTGCAACGCATAGCAAGCAATACCGACCGTCTCGAAGCCATCGAGAAGGATATCCGGCAGACGCGCAGCTCGCTGCAGAATATCGAAAACCGTGGGTTAATACTGAGAAAGCAATGAACAACAACCTATACATAGATGATCTGAATGTGCTTGGCCGTTTCGGCTGCCGGGTGACGCGGGGAGGATATAACGACCTTCTCGCCTTCCCGGCAATGAAAGAGCCGGAAAAAAACGATTGGCCTGAAGAGGATGGCATCGAGGTGGATCTGAGCGACCCGAAGTTGCAGCCGCGGGAGATTGCCATCTCTTTCCTTTCGGATAGCAACACACAGGCTTCCGACCTGATTGCCTACCTCTCAGACAAAGGGCTGCACACCTTTCGGGTGCCTGCTTTAGGACGGGAATGGCAGCTGCGCCTCGCCGATCATCCCGGCAATCGGGTTTATCCATCGGCGACCTCTTTTACCTTGAAGTTTGTCGAGGATCTTCCGGTGAGACCGACAGCCGGTGTGTGTGATCCGGGCGTATGGTTACCCGAAAGCCGCTACAAACTGGATGGTAAACCGATAGGCAGATACGGCGTGTATGTCTATGAGAGCCGGAACGCCCTGCTGCGAAATCCGGCGGCAAAGGTGAACCTGCAGCGCAAGATTGCCTCCATTGACGGGCAAATCTACGATGCAGAACACTTGGTCTTCCAGCCGAAAGAGGTCACTTTTAAATGCTTTTTAAAAGCTATTCGAAAAGATGCCTTTTGGCAGTGCTGGGATAGTTTTTTTGCCGACCTGATCGCTCCGGGCGAACGGAGGCTCTTTGTAGAAGAGATTGGCAAGTCCTATCCCTGCTACTACAAGAAGATGAGCAATTGCAAACTGCTTACGCTGGGCGAACCGATGGTGATGCAGTTTGATCTGACCTTGGTATTCACCTCGTTCAGACTCTTTGAAACCGATTATTTCTTGGCCACGGAAGATGACATGTTTATTGTCACGGAAGACGGCCTGAACTTTATAGATATGAAATAGGCAATGACAGGACAGGAACAAAGAATAAAAATCAGCGAGCTGCCCACCTCGGTCAGTTTCTCAGGGCTGTGGACGTTGGGTTACCAGATCGTTGACGGTAAGAAAACGAGCGTAAAAGTTTCATTGGATGAGATCGAGAAGGCGTATGAGGATGCAGTCGCGGCAGTTTCGGCTGCAGGAAAAGCCGCCACCAATGCCCTTTCTGCTGCCGCCCGTGCTGACTCGGCAGCCGGTAAAGCTGAAGGGATAAACGTCGCTATTTCCGAAGCCGAAAGCAAGCGCATAGAAGCTGAGACCGCCAGGAAAGAGGCCGAAGCTGAACGTGCCCGGATAGAGAATTTACGCCAGGAAACGGAAAAACTTCGTGAAGCGAATGAGATTCAACGAATCGCCGACGAAAACACCCGAATCTCCAAAGAAAACGAACGGCACGCAGCCGAATCTCTCCGGATAGAAGAAGAATCGAAACGATCCACCGCCGAGGCCGCCCGATCCGAAGCCGAACAGGCACGATTCACCGAAGAGACGAAGCGAGCCGACAACGAAGCCAAACGCGTCGCCTCCGAAACCTTGCGTAACCAGTCCGAAACGAAACGCCAGGAAGCGGAAACTCTCCGCGACCAGGCTGAACAGGGACGTATTGCCCAAGAGACCGACCGCGATACAGCTGAACAGGAGCGCATTTCCAAGGAAAAGGAACGAGTCCAAACGGAACAGGAACGGATTTCAGCCGAAACAATCCGTGCCGAAAAAGAAAAAGCCCGTATCATCGAAGAACAACTTCGGGAAACATCGGAATCAACCCGCCAGGCAAACGAAACAAACCGTCAGGCACAGGAAGAACAACGGGAACAGATGACAGCCCAGGTTATCCTTGATGCTGAACAGGCAACCGGCGAGGCCAACACAGCCGCCGACCGCGCCAATCGTGCAGCCGAAGCCGCCGAAGGAGTCATCAGTGGACTACAACCCGACTGGAACGTTACCGATCCTGTCAATAAGAACTACATCAAGAACAAACCGGAGATCCCGACGTTGGAGGCTATCCCGGACGAAAATACATTGAGCTATGTCAATACCGACGGTACAACCATCAATTTTCGTATCGGCGATGAAGTACGTGTAGCGGAAGATGGCGAATATGTGTTCTACCGGCTTTATGATCTTGCCGGGGGAAAAGCTTCGTGGAAAGAATCCGGCAGCGGTACAGCCTTGCCCGGTAATGTTTATCTGACAGGAGCCAATTATTACAATGAATCAGTACGAACGATAAAACAAGGATATTTAAGCAATGAGTAAGAAAGGTGCATTTATTTATCAACAGATCGAACTGACGACGGCTGAATGGGCCGATAACGTAACCGTCTACCCTGCATCAGTCTGGTTATTTGAACGTTTGGAAAACGGTAAATTCAACATGAAGTTGGCTGATGGCGTTCATACGTTTGCCCAGCTGCCGGCCGTCATGCAGGAGGTGAAGGTCACGGTTAAAACGAATGATGCCACGACCTATATCCTGACGATCACGACGGCTGAAGGTAAGTTCGACACCCCGAACCTTCGGGGAAACAATGCTCCGGTTCCTTCGATCGATCCGGAAACCAAGCATTGGAAAATAGGCGAAGAGGATACGGGTGTGGTAGCCGAAGGACAGGACGGGGAAAGCTACGACGACACGGAAATCAGGAACGCGCTGACAGCCTTGCAGCAGCAAGTCAACACGCTCGTTTCGGGTGACGCATCGAGTGCCATCGAGTCATTTAACGAGATCATCGCTTTCCTTGCCAACGTAGAGGACACACAGACGTTGCAAGGGATCATCGCCGGGCTGAACCAGAGCATCACAAACGTTCAGCAGGCGATTCCGACAAGGCTATCCCAGTTACAGAATGACGACCATACGGTCAAGGACGCTGCTTATGTCCATACCGACAATAATTACAGCAATGAAGAGAAAACGAAGGTATCGGACTCTTTGAGGTTGAAAGAGTATGTCGATGTCGAGTCTCTGGCGGCTCTTCCGTCATCACCGTATAACCTTCGCTTCAAATACACAAGCAAATCCCCGCAAGCGATCAACTTTGCCGATATCGCCAGCGTACCGGAAATGCAGGAATTCTATCTGTCGATCTTGAACAGTTCCGGGTCGGACTTTGACCAACCGGTCCCTAATGGTTCTGGCTGGCAGTCCGAGGAATCAAGTGTAACGTTACCGAACGGGAAACCGACAGGTGTATCCTTGAAGAAAGAACACGGGATAATAGTAGTTAGGGTATAATTCAAAACAGGAAGAGATGAAACGTAGATTGATATCAGGTAATCTATATAATACAGTGCCTAAATTGGTAAAGCTGGTAAGTCCTTTAGGTATCCAACAGAATTATATAATAGAGAAAAAATATAAGTTTGTGGATTTGCTAATCGTTGGAGGTGGCGGCGGAGGTGGCACAAACAGTGGTGGCGGTGGAGCTTCTGGAACAATAGCATTTGCTCGTAATATAAAAATCTCTTTGCTACCGAAAACTTTGACTTGTAAAATTGCAAAGCCTGTAAATGCACAAACTGATGGGGATAGTACAACTCTTGAAATAAACGGGGATACGATAATCTGTGCTGGAGGGCAAAGAGGTAATAGTGAGGGAGCAGGAGGGCTTGGTAATGGCTCTAAAATACCAGACAGTATATATACCATTCTATCAAAGTTGGTAGAAAACCCATCTTCCGATATCGCGATTTGTAATAATGGTGGAGGCTCTCCTGGTTATTGGAATGGTTCTTACGGTTATGCTGGTGGTTCAGGCGCATCTATGTCGGGTAATGGAAATTCATCGTCAGGAATGACCGGTGGAAACAGTGTAAGTAATGCAGATGGTATGGGCGGTTATAAAGGTGGAAATAGTCAATCTTATCAAGGTGGTACAGGATATAAATATAACAATGTACTTATTCCCATTGGCCTATTTGGAGGAGGTGGAACTTCGGGGAAAGGCTCGAACGGATCTGGTTCGGATGGATCTGGAGCAGGTGGTGGGGCGGCAGGTCTTGAATCAGGTGGAAATGGTGGAAATTCAGGGTCAAGCAATCCTACGAATGGCGGAAATGGTGGCATTGGAGCTGGTGGCGGAGGAGGTGGTGGTCTGTCACGTAAAGGAGGAAAAGGAGGACAGGGTATAATTTGTTTATATTATCACAATTAAGAATAGCAATATGATATACATTCATAAAGACATTAATTTTTGGAAAACGAAAGTAAAACTTCCTGATTCCTATCTCATAAGTACAGATATAGACGATTATGAGGTTGGGGCTTATCTTCCGCTCTCAGAAGAACAGGAACAGTACCACAACGAACATCCGGACGCAACCCCGTTGGAGTGTTGGCACATGCAGCCCACCCCAGAACCTGAACCGACTCCGGAAGAATTGCTCTGGCGTGCCCGTGATGCCAAACGGCAGGAAATCTACGACAAAGACATCCACCATTATTATATTGATGAACAGGACGCATACGTCTCGAACACTCTGCAAGTGAAGGATAAGTGTGGCCGGCAGGAAGAAGTCGAAGTAGGCGGTCATCTTTACGTCTCGAATATCTTAACGATTGCTCTTGACGAAATAGCGGACTATTCGGAGCAGTGCGCCAAGGTGACAGACGGCTTGCTATCCCGTATCGATACCGCCCAAACAGCCGAGGAGGTCGAAGCTATCGTGGTGGAAGGCTATCCTGAAATGATCCATACAACAACGGCAGCCTTGCAAACTAAAGCAGATAAGGCAATCGCTAAATCCCCGGAAGCGCAGGCAGTGACCTTTGCCCGTGCGATGATGAACAGCGTGTCTCTCACAGCCAGCCAAGCGTTGGAGATGCAGGTCTTATTCCCCATTTGGGGTGAGAAAGATGCGGAGTTTGGCAAGGAAGTTGAAATAGGCTTCCGGCTTCGAGTAGTGGAAGGAGAAAGCGACACTTTGTTTGAAGTGATACAAAAGCACAAGCTGCAAGCCGACTGGAAACCGGGCATAGAAACTGCTTCACTGTATAAGATCGTTGAAGCTGAGCACGCAGGCACGCTTGATGATCCTATTCCATACGTGCAGGGTATGGCATTCGAGAAAGACAAATATTATGAACAATACGGTGTGATCTATCTCTGCATTCTGACAACCGTTACAGGTTATCCGAACGACTTGAAAGACTTGCCCACAATTGTACAGGAGGTAAAGCAATGAAACAGGTTATGTTATTAAAAGTTAAACGGGGGGGGTAAAATACTCTCTAAATAAAGAAGTTACGACCTCTTATCGTAAGAAAGGAGGGCGTAGATGAGACGGTCGATGATGGGACGGAAGAAGTTGCAGTTGTTCACCAAGAGGTTCTATCCTGCCGGGAATTATACCTGGATCGTACCTAAAGGATGTAGGGAGGTTGATGTGTTTCTTGTCGGAGGAGGGGGTGCAGGACATAATGGAAGCGGTGGAGGTGGCGGCTATACTAAAACCTTCAAAAAAGATACATCCGGATGGAGAGACGGTGATGCTATCTCTGTTGCACCGGGTCAGTCAATTCCGATAACAGTTGGGAAAGGAGGAATTGGAGGGTATTCTGAAGTTGCCCCCAACGGTGGATACTCTCAATTCTTAAATTCAAGTTATAGAGCTAATGGCGGAAATGGTGCGGGTAATGGTTATCCAGGCGGAAGTAATGCCGGGGCATATACTGGTGGCAACGGCGGAAGTGGCGGAGCGGGAGATGATTCAGATACGGCTAAAGCGGGTTCTGATGGATCTAACGGAATCGGCAGCCGCAATGAAAATGGCTCTCTCTATCCAGCTGGTTCCCTATATGGCGGAGGAAAGGGTCAAAGGCATACAACCCGCGATTTTGGCGAACCTACTGGGAAACGAAATGCCGGAGGTGGTGGTTCAGACAGAAATATAAATGGGGGCATGGGTGGAGAATCCGATTACGACAAAGGATGCGGAACTGGAAATGGCAATAGAAAAAGTGGCGGTTACGGTGGTGGCGGTTGTGGTACTTACGGTAACGGCGGTGATGGCACTGTCCTGATCCGCTATTGGGCTTACGAAGAATGATCTGCCGTTGAAAAAGATGAAACAAGATATTAACGACTAAAAAATAGGAGATAAAGTCATGAGAAATAATTGTTTACAAATGTTAATGGGGGGGTAAACACCTCTTAACTAAAGTATCTGACCGACTTTCGGCGGAAAGGAGGTTGGTATGATAAGATCGATGATGGGACGGAAGAAAGTAGACAAGAATACTTTGCTGTTGCTACATTTTGATGGATCATTGAAAGATGAAGTCTCAGGCAAGCCTTATGTTGGTAGTAATATGTCCTATGTAGTGGGAAAATTCAAGAATTGCGTTTCGTTTTCAGGAAACGGGTATGTAAAGGTAAGTGGAACGAATGCCATAAACGAGTCCCTATATCCAAACTATACCGTCGATTTTTGGATTAAACTGAAAAGTGGTGTGAGAAACGGTATAATGTCAAAAGGCGATGGTGGTGGAAGTTACAGCTTTGATATAATGGAGGAATCTGACGGACGCATTTTCTTTGGATTGCAGTATGGTGGAACCCGAGGGGATGCAATATGCTATTTTACGGTGCCACGGGATCAGTGGGTTCATCTTGCGATCGTCAGGTCACAATCTCGATATTGGAAAGTGTATGTAAATGGAGTGTATGCGTCTGGTTTCACATCAACGATGGTTTCAGGGTACTATAGTTCTTTAATGATCGGAAAATATCGGGATTATGGATTGTATCTGAACGGTATGATTGACGAGTTTCGCATCAGTAATATTGCCCGTTGGACATCAAACTTCACTCCGCCTGCAAGGCCGTATTAATAAATTAGTGACACTGTCTTTGGGCTGTCACAGCAGAAAGACAGCAAATGTATATTCAGAAAAAATTATTGATAATCGCCAACCCCAGGTTGGGTATTTTCTTTTAAAACAAATGGAGATATAAAATGTTCGGTGGCGAAAGAATAATAAAACAGCCTCCAGGCTATCACAGATTGGAGGCTGTAAAAAAAAGAAAATTAGGGGACCGACGGTCTCCGGAAACAAAGTTAAGCAATTAATTAAATGAGCTATGATCATTTTTGAAAAGACAGGGAAAATACTTCTCGATATACCAGTCGATGATGCCAGTTATCGCTATCGGGCCATCCGGCAGGGCGACAAGGTCAATCTTGTGTTCTCGTTGACAGAACATGTAGAAATACCTGTCTACAGCTATGTTGACTATCAAGGTCAGCGATATACGCTCTGGAGACCGGAGGATCTGACAAAGCATGGCACTCGCAATCTCGATTACAGTGCCACCTTTGGCGGCTATTGGGAACTGTTGGGTACCATCAAATACAAGCACCTGTCAGCCATCCCCCGAAAGCTGAAATTCCAACTTACCGGAAAACCCCGCTTCTTTCTGGAGCTTTTGATTGATAATATGAACCAATCGGGAGTTGGAGGATGGTCTATTGGGACCTGTATCGATGCACCGGAAAAGACCTTGGCCTTTAGCCATGAGTTTTGTTTGGATGCGCTTAACCGCTTTGCGGATGAGTGGAGAACAGAATTCGAAATCGTCAGCAAGACTATCAATTTCGGCAAGGTAGAGAAGTTCAAGGACGATCCTCTGCCTCTTTCCTACGGCCGTGGGAATGGCTTCAAAACCGGTGTCGGCCGTAAGCTGCAGGGCGAAAAACCACCCACCTCCATCCTCTATGTGCAGGGTGGCGAGCGCAACATCGACCGCACCGCCTATGGAGCTTCCTGTCTGCTGCTGCCAAAATCCCAGGAATTGGAATACGAAGGCAGACGCTATAAAACCGACAAGGATGGCATGTTCATTACACGAGCCGACCGGGCTTTGGCCAATAACAATGAGGACAGCTTGGACTGTTCGCACATCTACCCCTCACGGGTGGGCACGGTGTCCGAGGTGGTTGTGGTGGATGCCGAAAAGCATCTCTATGATATCATCGATAACACGATTCCGGAAGATTTAGACTATTCCAAATGCCGAATACCGGGCGAAACTGCAACGATTATCTTCCAGTCGGGTGTGATGACTGGAGAAGAATTTGACCTCGAGCAGACATCTGACGCTTTGACCGGTTACGACCATGCAGCCCGACGGTTTAAGTTGGTGCCTGTCGAGAAAGAAGGGGGCACGATACCGAACCCGAACCGCTGTCCGGCTGTAGGTGATACATACGCGGTCTTCAACATTTCGCTGCCGCAGGCATACGTCTGCAACGATACCACACAGACGGGTGCGTCATGGGATATGTTTCGTGATGCAGCCCGAAGCCTGTACAACAAGGAAGAGGAATCTTTTGCCTTTACCGGTGAGCTGGACGGCATTTGGGCGAAATCGCAGTGGCTGGAGGTGGGTGGACGGTTGGTGCCAGGTGGTTACATCCTGTTTGACGACCCGCAGTTTCAGCCCGAGGGAGTGCGTATCCGCATCACGGCTGTAAAGGACTATATAAATAGGCCCTACAGCCCCGGACTGGAACTAAGCAATGTGCCGGTCGGTGGCTTTGTCTCCTCGGATCTGTCGAAGATCGAAAGCAACGAGGTGATCAATAACGACCGCCACAGCGATGCGATGCACTACACCAAGCGTCGTTTACGTGATGCGATTGAAGCACAGGAGATGTTGGAAAAGGCGTTTAAAGATTACACCAAGGGGATCGATCCTGTCTGGGTGCGCACCATGTCCCTTTTGGTCGGACATGAAAACCTGCAATTCCGCTTCGTGGACAGCAAGACCAATCCCCGGAAAGTCGATCCGGACTTTGTCTATGACGATGCGACCGAACTGTTCACCGCCCCGAAAGCGATCCTTCAGCACATGACGATCGGCATCTCGGAAATAAAAGGCAGCCATGCCGCTTCTGAATATAAGTTCTGGGATCTACCTGCCTACACCAGTCCGCCGCTGGGCGACTTCGGGAAGCTCTACTTGTACGCCAAATGTGGCAAGTCTTCTGAGGCCGGCGAGTTTATCTTGTCCGAAGAACCGCACGACATGGACGAAGGCAGCGATTATTACTTTCTGGTCGGTTTATTAGGTAGTCAAGCCGACGGTGTACGGTCGTTTGTGACCTGCTACGGCTTCACGGAGATATTGCCCGGCCGAATCACGGTGGATCGCATAGTATCGACAGATGGAAAGTGCTATTTCAACCTGGGGATCGGAGAGTTTGGCGGGAAGATGGTATTCAAATCCGGAACATCCGGTTATAATAACATTTCCGACCGTCCTAACCTTCAACCGTTGTATGATGGGATAAATGATGCCCTGACGGATGCAGAGAATGCGTCAAATGCAGCTAACAACGCCCAATTGACTGCAAATAACAAGGCAAGGGTATTTTATCAAACGACGGCTCCAACATCGGGTATGCGGACAAATGACTTATGGGTGGATGGGGAGAATATCTATAGATATAGCGGTTCTAAATGGGTGCTTGCCTCAAAGTATGACAATACGATAACGGAGATCAACGGCGGACTCATAACTACCGGTGCGATCGCTTTCGGAAGCACAGGTGGAATGGCTGCTTCCGGTTCCATCCGTATTTGGTCGGGAGGAACAGCCGGGGCGAAAGGACAACCACCCACTGATCCGACATTCCGGGTAGAAAGCAACGGAAATGTGGAAAGTAGAGGAAGTATCTATATTGCAAATTCAAATGGAGAAAAACTTGCCGGACTCTCCGGAGGTGGAACAGCCGGAAACTCTGTTCGAATCTGGGCTGGAAATGCAACACCTGCAAATGCCCCGTTTAAAGTTTATCAAAATGGGGATGCCTACATCGGAGGACTCAGGATGGAGTCTGGAGGACTATTCTCGGATAACCGCTATTCCGGTGAATCGTCTTCTAAATTTTTCCTTTATTCATCAGGAAGTAATGCGTTTTTGGGATTTTCATCTTCCGGTAAATGGGCCGGCCTTGGTCTAAATACCTTGCCGTCTACGCTTGGGGGAACAAGTGCTTTGATGCGCCTTGAGTATACAACTAATCACAACGATATAAATTATGGGGCTGTGATAGATGTTCATGGTGGACGGCGCAACTATGCGTTATACTGCATTGGAGGTTTAAAGGTCAACGGATCGATCTCGACTGCCCGTTATGCACCCTCGTCGGACAAGAGTGATACAATCGTCCTGAACATCGGTTATCGGGACACGTTCGTCTTCAGTACCAGTACGTATCTTAGCGTCTATCTCCCTTCCCGGTCGACGATCACAAAGAAAATGGGAGAAGTCCACCCGGAATACGGAGATTCGTGGAGCGAAGTCGGTTTCAATTCCGTGATTTTTGTGCATGTGATCGTGGCGAAGTTCTCTTCCGAAGGTATCAGAATAGAACCAGAAAACTCTGATACACCATTGTTGGACAATAACGGCAACAGCATGACACTTGACATGAATAAGGGTGACTGTGCAACGTTCGCTTATTTAAACCAGGGATGGTATCTATTCAATAGACATTATTAATTACAATGCAAACAATCATAAAAACATACAATATGGAACTAACATTAAAAGATCGAGTATTAATACTCAACACCGTGTTGCCACAGTTTGACACGAGAAAAAACATGGAACTGAAAGTATCGATAGACAGTAAGATAGCGATCTCGGAGGTTGATCAGAAGCGTATCGTTATCAAGGATATGGGGAGTGGTCAAATCAACATCGGATTTACCGATGCGGCTTCTATCACCGATACGGTTGAAATCTCATTGACGGATGAAGAATTAGCCTATCTCAAAAGCCGTGTTGAATTTATTGATCGAAACGGTATGTTTTCAGAGTTCACTATGCCCACATACGTGAAGATACTGGACACGCCATATATCAGTTCGGATTTTGAGAACATGAACAGCCTGTAAAACAGAATATGTAGGGGGAAAAGAAAAAGCCCCCGGCTCGTTAGTAAAGACGCCAATCACATACTAACAAACAAAGCGACGCACCGCGCGACCGGGGGCTATGTACCTTCTGACCGCGATGCGTCGCTTTCGTTTTTATGTGATTGGCAATACAAATATATCGAAAAAGTTTAAGATGATAGCAAATTGGGATGGAATGTATATACCTTATACGAATAATTTGAAAAAGACTGAACTACTTCTTTCAGTTAAAGAAAATGTAAAATTTGACTTGAATGTATAACGATAAGTATTTAAAGAAATGAAGACACCGATAACTTACTACGGAGGTAAACAAACAATGTTGAAACATATTTTACCACTGATCCCGGAGCATTCCGTCTATACGGAAGCCTTTTGCGGTGGTGCGGCCGTCCTGTTTGCAAAAGAGCCGGCTCCATGTGAAGTAATAAACGATATCAATGCGGAGATCATCAACTTTTATTGGATGGCAAAATGTTATTATCCTGAGCTGAAAACGGAAATAGACCAAATGCTACATAGCCGATACCAACATGACCATGCGACATACATATATAATAATCCAGCTTTGTTCAAACCAGCAGAACGTGCCTGTGCTTTTTGGTTTCTAACAAAAACATCGTTTGCCAGCAAACTCAATGGAACATTCGGTTTTGATCTGAAAGGAGGAATGCCTAAACGGTTGAGAAATGCCAAGGACGCATTCACAGAAGAGCTTTGTAACCGTCTGGAACATGTTACAATCGAATGCCAGGATGCAATATCCGTCATTAAACGATATGACCGTCCTGAAACATTCCATTTTATCGATCCGCCTTATATTGACACTAATTGTGCCCATTATAATGGGCTATTCAATGAACAGGCGTTCATTGAATTGTTGGATATTATATCCAGCTTGAAAGGAAAGTTCATGTTGACCATGTTTCCTAATGATCATTTACAAGATTACACAACCCGATACAACTGGACCACCCATCGTATTGAACGAACTATTTCAGCCAGTCGAACCTCCAGAAGAAAACAAGAAGAATGGATCGTTTGTAATTACTAAAAAAATATCGTTTAAGTATCATGTAAACGATACTTAAACGATATCCTTATTGCTTACAGTAATAGTAACATCCACCTCTTTTTTTGATTTTTCGTTTTTAAAACTTGAATTTTTGGTTTTGCGGATTATAGTATACTCGATTAACCACGATATATTATCTTGTATCAACAGAATTAATTTCTTTCTTGCTCGTGTTAAAGCTGTATAGATTAGTTCACGTGAAAGTATACGTCCGCTTTTAGGAAGAACAACCAACACAGTATCAAAATCGCTCCCTTGACTCTTATGGATAGTTATAGCATAAGCCAAGTCTATTGTATTATCAGCCTCATCCGACTTAGAAGAATAATATGAAAATCTCTTGTTGGGTAACCCGGTAAAAACAACTGTCGATTTCTTTTCCCTCTTATTTGCATAATTAACAAAACCTATTTGACCATTTGAAAGTTGACATTCTTCTTTACTCGTAGATTTCTTGCGTTCATTCTTTAATTGAATGACCTTATCTAGAGCAGATATGGTAATAGGAGCTATT